GAAGGAATTTCAGAAGTTCACTACATAGGAAATCTGGAAAAGAAGCTAGACTTTATTCCGGGATTTGTAACAACACCATGGATGATCAGCAGGATGGGAATTATTTATGGGAAAAAATAGGACACAGTCAGGAAATTGTGATAAAATATAAGAAATTAATTAACAGGTTGAAAGAGGCTTTGGTATGCTGCAAAAGAAGGGGGCAAATCCAGTTTAATAAAATTGGAAATTGCGAGAAAGGAGAAAAGTATGCTTACAATATTAAACTCAGAAAGCTTATGGATTGGAACAGACATGATACAATTTAATGCGATCAGGGATATCTTGGATCGGGAAAAGATTAAGTACAAATACAAAACATACAATCACTTAGGAGAATGGGCAGGATCAGGAACACTTCGTGGAAACTTTGGAAGTGTGGGGAATCCTACATCACAGTCCATACAGTATGAAATTTTTGTGGCGAGAAAAGACTTAGAAAAAGCACAGGCTGTAATGTGGAATTTGCTTAGATAAAGTAGATACATGATGATAATGAAGAAAGGAAAGATACTGTATATTACTAAAGTGATATGCAGTGCCATTCTTTTTATGGTATAATAATTTTGCAATGTTAGGAAATGGCTTAAAATGGTCATTTCCTAACATATGTGTTACTAATTTGTTACTTGTTGAATGGAAATTTATTATTTCAACAAGAGAATAGTATCTCTCAATTGTTCCACTGTTTTATGATTATAAACCCTATTTCCAACATCTTTAGATTTGTGCCCCATCAGCATATCAATACACTTTCTATTACCACCTGCATTATCAAGGAATGTTTCAAAAGTATGTCTAGCTTCATGAGGAGTTTTCTTCTTCTTTGTTATATAGGAAATAACAGTTTTCCATTCTTCATAAAAATCCCCTTTTTTAAATTTAGATCCTTCATCAGTTTCTAAAAAATATTCATTACTTTTCTTTAGCCGATTTTTAACAAACGGCATGATACGAGGATGGATTGGCACAATTCTATTCTTCCCTGAAGAAGATTTGCTTCCGCCTTTAAAATATTCTTCTTCAAGATTGATCTGATCACATGTCATATTTAACAATTCCATTAATCTGAATCCGGTGTAAATATAGATTAATACAATATCTACATTTTTTTGATCAGATATTTTCCACAGAGCTTCAACTTCTTTTTCAGTGAATGGAGTGCGTTTAGTTTCTCCCTGTTCTGTGCTGACAGAAATTATTTGAGAATACATCTTATCTATAATGTCTAATTCAAATGCAAAATTATCTAAATGCCACCAAAGTGCTTTGATATGAGATTGTGTAGCGTAACTACGACCACAATCGTCCATGGTTGCTTGCATATGATAAGCTCGTATTTGCCTATATTTCTTTCCGTACAGTTTTTGACAATGTTTATAAGCTGCTTTAAGTGTATATAAACGAGAACTTCCAAGTTTAGGAGCTTTTACTTCAAGCCATCGCTTATATAATTCTGCAAGAGTGACGCGATTGCGATCAATATTCCAAGGATTATCATTGTACCTGGCTAAAATAATATTTGCCTCTTCACGAGTAGCAGCATAGTCTACTGGAACTTGTCTGCCGTGTCCATCTTCATCGTATGTAGTGACTTTGATCACATAAGGGCGTGATCGATTGCCTTTTAATTTGGTTACGCTGCCGTAGCCGTTTGGGTTTCTTCTTGCCATATATCATCATTCCTTTCTAAAAAAGGGTACAAAAAATACACCCTTATCAATTTGTAAAATTGTAGGATGTATGATATAATTCTGGTGTTCAGTCAGAGACATATCATACACTACAATGGTGATAGGTTTCTAAATTCCGTCCAGTTGGTAGCTGGGCGGTTTTTTATTGTAAATTATTTCACAGTAGTTTTTGTAACATTTAGATAATCAATAATGTAACCATCTGCTGCCCAGATACTAAAAACACCTGCGAAAGAAGTACATTCAGGATTTTTAATTTTAGCTTTTAAAATAAAATTTCTAGTGTCTTTTGAAGCAATATACGGAGAAGTGGTCATTTCATCTGGTTCGTAATCCGTATCGTTCAATTTAAAATATTCACAGTCAAACTTAAATAAGGAATCTGTTTTATTATATACTGCAAACGCAATTTCAGAAGAAGTTGTATATGCCAACTTTATCTGAAGTTTATCGTTATCCAAAATAATTCTATTATATGTATAATTTTTAATAGTAGGAGCTGAAGGGGTTTTAACAACTTTCTTTTTGATAGTCATTTTGCTCCGATAAGTCTTTTTACCGATCTTAGCTTTTATATAAGCTGATCCAACTTTCAGCCCTTTGATAGTTGCGTATTTGTTATTTTTGTTCACTATTCTTATTTTATTATTAGATACTGTCCATTTTACTTTAGTTTTATTGTTCTTTAAATTAATTTTACAAGTCTGGTTAATATAAATAGTCTTTTTTAATGGCACAATACTTACTTTAGATTTTGCAGATGCAGGTATAGTTGGTAGCAGCATCATTGCAGACAATGCAACGCATAAAAACTTTTTCTTCATACGCATTCCTCCTTATTTTAATCTTAATTTAATTAACTCCTCATCATATCCAAGTGCACGTGCGATCTGATCAGTAGTAAATTCCTGGTATTCTAAAAATACTTGATCCGGCACCAGAAGTTCCATAGCAAACAGATCAGCTTCTTTTTCATATTTCGTCGTATTGAATCCGGTATAGGTATCCATGAAGAGGGCATTAGCCTTTTTATGCAGCAACATATGACCTAACTCATGAGCACAAACAAGAATCTGTTCATGTTCTGGAAGAGAATCATCAATATAAATAATGTTATTTCTTTGGAAATACTGATAAAATCCTCTGACACCCTCAAGTGGCACTGGCACAAGGATAACGTTCATTCCCTTGATAATCTCAAAAGGATTTCTTGTTTTATGTTTCTTGACAAGCGAATTTACAATCTTTTTTATGTCCATTCACATCAGTCCTTTTTATATTTTTTAGGTGTGTATTTTTCCTTGTTCTTTTTCTTTGCCATCTCCATACCAATTTCCATTGCATTTAGAATAGACTCGATTGCTTCAGGAGAAGCAGGATCACCATCAAACATTAATCCTTCTTGGGATGTTAGTTTATCTTTTGTTTGCTGTATGATTTTTTCTATTTGTTTGGTGTCTCTTTTATTAAGTTCTGCGGAAGAAGATTTCTTTTCTACTAAATCCGATTTTTCTATTCCGAAATAATTAGCCATCATTTCTATTTTGTCAATTCGTGGATAGGTTCGTGCATGCATCCAGTCTGATACAGTAGACATTTTAAAACCTAAGGTATTGCACATCTCTGTTTGGGTAACATCATTAGCCTTTAGATAGTATTTTATATTTCTAGCCATGACTTCTTTGTTTCCTAAGTCGCTCATTTACCATTGCCTCCTTTCTTAATTTGAATATGCCTATATTATAATGGAGAAACCGAAAAAAATCAATATAAACCGAAAAAAATTCGGAAAAACCGTTGACACTTCGGTTTAACCGTGGTAGTATATAAAAGAACTAAGGAGGTGAGCAAAAGTGAAAACGGAAACTAGATTTCCTAAAGATATGAAAGCGACATTAAAAAGTATCCGTGAAATGCGAGGATACAAGCAAGAAGAAGCCGCTAAATTAATAGGAATAGCGACAGATACACTCAGAAACTACGAACAAGGAAAGTCTTATCCGGATATTCCAGTACTTCGTAAAATAGAGGAAACGTATAATGTACGTTATTCACAGATTATTTTTTTACCGTTAGACTTCGGTTTAACCGAAACTAAATAACCAGGAGGTGAGAAAGACGAAATGATCTTGATCATAATCGGATGTGTTGGAATTATAGCAGGATGCATAGTTACAGGATGTGGAGTGGTAAGAGCAAAAAGAAGCTCCTACACAGACGTGGATGCAATCACATGGTGTTTTGTAGGAGCTAGTATAACTTATATCAGTACTGTTATAACTTCATTTTTACTAAATCATGTATGCCTTTAGAAATGTTTTTTAAATGATCATCGGTATTTTTCCCGCCGGGATATGTATCTGCAAATGGAGAATTTGCACGAATATTAAAAGTAAAAGCATCTTCATAGGTTTTGACAGAGGAATGATATTTCACATGAAAATGTAAATCATCTTTTGTCGTGGCATATCCAACAAGAGGACAACGAATTGCGTAACCTGGAGAAATAATTGCACCAGAGAGACGTGCAAATATATCTTCGCCAAGATCATCATTAAAAATTTCTTTTCCAGAAAATTTATGATCACAAGATATTGAATCAATTGTACATGATGATTGACCAAAATTTTTGATCATGATGTAAACAATGGTGTCTGAATAAATTGAGTAAATTTGAATATTAGGGCGAGTGCTTTCTTCGAGCATCTTATTGTTTTGGCGTAGCGTTTTTACAGAAATAGCTATTGCAATGATACTTGTAATTGTAGAAGCAATAATCCCAGCGATTTCAATTATATCAGACCATGTTATAGAACCTAGAGATTTAATGATATGAGACATATGAAAAACTCCTTTCTTAAAAACTCGGACATGCCAGTGCCCTGTGAATTAAGTATA